ACTCAGATACCTCATTAGTTTCTACATGGGATTTATTAGATAACTATTTTACTAAATCATGGGAAGATGAATTTGGTAATGTTTATAATATAGTCTGTGCTGCTATAGACAGTAGAGGTCATAGAACAACCGAGGTCTATCAGTACTGCAAGAAAAGGATTCAAAGAAGAATCTACTGTATAGCTGGTGTTGGTGGTCAAGGACAGCCAATGGTAAAAAGACCTACAGCTAGCAATAAAGGTAGAGTCCCATTGTACAATGTTGGATCAGATACTATTAAAGACGGTGTCCTGGCTAAACTAAGAACAGGAAAACTACATATACGAGATACGGTGGACCTTGAATTTTGTAAACAGCTCACAGCAGAGGCACCTAAACCAGTTAAAAAGAAAGGTTATACTAAAAGAGAATATGTTCAGCTCAGAGATAGAAACGAAGCAATAGACTGTGCTGTATATGCTCATGCTGCTTGTTTTATTCTAAATCCTCAGTTCGATGCTATTCTTAAGCATCTACACAAAGATAAGCCACTACCTAAACCTGCTGAACAACCCATTTTAGCTACTCCCAAAGAAGAGCCTAAACCTATAGAAAACATATTAGTTGAATCTAGACCTATAGAAAACATATTAGTTGAATCTAGACCTGTTCGTAAATTCAAACAGCCCATTCGACCTAGACAATCATGGGCATTGAGAGGATATAACTGGTAATGGCAATAACAATACCATCACACATTCCAAAAATAATAACTGCCGGTGATACTCTTAAATTCACGTTTACTAATAGTGACTACCCAGCTTCTACATGGACCGGTACATGCACTATTATAAATAGTACAGACAGATATACATTTACAGCAACCAACGACAGTGATGGTTTTGCTTTTGTTGTATCATCTACTAGTACAGGTGAATGGACAGCCGGTGATTATTCTTATGTAATTAAAGCAACTGCTTCTGGTGAAACCTATACACTAGAATCAGGATCAGTAACTATTCTGGCAGATTACCTAATAGCTTCAGATAAAAGATCACATTACAGAAAGATGTTAGATGCTATTCGATCCGTTCTAGAAGGCGGAGCAACAGACGATGTAGCTTCTTACAGCATTGGTGGCAGGTCTTTATCTACAATCCCCCGCAGCGAATTGATTAAACACGAAGCATACTACAGTGCTAAGGTAGTTCAAGAAGAGAAAGCAGAGAAAAACAAACGCGGTGAATCCTCTAGCAGAAATATCCTTGTAAGGTTTAGCAATCAATGAGTGACATTATAATGACACCTACACAAGCATTAGACAGAATGGTTTACAAAGCAACACCTGTTCTACCTATTGAAAAATCACCCACACTAAAAAGATTCTTTTATGGTGCAATCTCTAGTAGGTTAATGGGCGACTGGGATGTAACGAATGCTACGGGCGATAAAGAATTAAGATACACCCTAGACGCTTTAAGAGCTAGATCACGTGACCTAGCAAGAAACGATCCCTATATTAGAAAATTCTTAAGAACATTAGCTATAAATGTAGTTGGCCCTAAGGGAATAAATTTAACTGCTAAATGTATAGATTACAATGGCAAGCTAGATAGCTTTGCAAATAAGAAGATAGAAGCATCTTGGTACGAGTGGGCTAGAAAAGGAAACTGCACAGTAGATAAGAAATATTCTTTAACTAGTTTACTCGAAACAATTATTAAGACAATAGCAAGAGATGGCGAAATTCTTGTTCGTATTATAAAAGGTTTTCCGAATAAGCATAGATTTGCATTACAGCTACTAGAGGCTGACTACATTGTAACAACTAAAAACGAAATACTAGATAACGGCAATATAGTAATTAATGGTGTAGAGTTAGATAGATACGGTGCTCATGTAGCATACTACCTTTACTCAGAACACCCAGGCAGCGATCCCTTAACCACATTTGCAGAGAATAAGATTCTAAGAGTACCTGCAGAAGATTGCAGATTACTCTACATGCAAGAAAGACCCAGCCAGAATCGTGGCTATCCTTGGTCAGCTTCTACACTAGAAAATCTAAAACATCTAAATGGTTTTGTTACAGCTGAGGTTGTAGCAGCAAGAACAGGTGCTTGTCAGGGTGGAGTATTAACAACTCCTACTGGTGATGATTACATTGGCGACAATGACGATACACAGATACAGCTAGATATGGCTCCTGGCTTATATCAGCAGCTACCCGCCGGCTGGTCTTTACAACAGGTAACTCCTAACCACCCAAATATCGTTTTCGGTGATTTTGTTAAGAACATGCTACGGGGTGTGTCTGCCGGTGTAGGTATGAATTACAACTCATTGGGTTGTGATGGTGAAAATATTAACTACTCAACGATGCGGCAGTTTGCTCTAGAAGATCGAGACAATTATAGAACATTACAGAATTTCTTAATAGATAATCTTCTAGATGTTATTTACCCCAAATGGCTAGAGATACAGCTACTAAATACTCAGTCACCCTTATCTACATTCACAGGAGATGTTTCAAAATATCTAAATGTGATCTTCCGAGCCCGTACGTGGCAATGGATAGATCCACTCAAGGATGTGAATGCACAAATTTTAGCCCTTGATAACAAACTAACATCACGTACCAGAATAGCAGAGGAAAACGGAGATGATTGGATTGAAATTGCTAATGAGATAGCTATTGAAGAAAAATTTTTAAAAGAAAACGGATTAGTATCTAATGATAATATACAAAGCAACAAATAAGATAAATGGAAAGGTATATATAGGCAAGACTACTAATTCTCTAGAAGAAAGAATAAAAGGACATATTTTCAATAGTATTAAACCTTATAGTCATTTCACAAAAGCATTAGCAAAATATGGACCAGAAAATTTCTCTTGGGAAATCTTATGCGATGCAAAAGGAAAACCTAAGGATGTTCTAGATGCTTTAGAAATTTATTACATAGCAAAGCATAGATTAATTCTTGGTTCATATAATGTCTATAATATGACTAAGGGTGGAGATGGTGGTGATACATTTTCAGGTAAAAAACATTCTAAAGAAACTAAAAAGAAGATTAGTGAAGCACATAAAGGTAACTGCATCTCAGAAGAAACAAAAAAGAAAATTAGTGAATCAAAAAAAGGTAAACCTGCTTGGAATAAAGGTGTATCTAGAACAGAAGAAGAAAAGAAAAAGATAAAAGAAGCAACTAAAATTGCTATGGCGAATCTTTCACAAGAAAAGAAAGATAAAATAAAAGAAGGTAGATCTAAACCTTGGTCAGAAGAAACTAGAATAAAACATCAAAATAGCTTTTTATTAAAGCAGCAGGAGAATACAAATGGAAATCAAGCAGTTCAATAAGCAGATAATTGATAAGCTCACACATCAAAAAATCTATCAGGCGATGGTTCTCGATGAGAAACCAAAAGAAGATAGAACAGTCAGTATGTGTTTCTCAACTGAGACACCGATACTACACAATTTAGATAGTTTAGGCACAGTCTATGTAGTGCTTGGACATAAAGAGAATGAAGCAGATTTATCACTCCTTAATACTGGTGTATATCCACTATTAAATCAACACGATCCAAATCAACAGATTGGTGTTATTCGGGGTGCAGTCATTCATGACAACAAAGGAGTAGCTGCAGGGCAGTTCTCTAAGGTAGGTCAAGGCAATGATTTGTTTACTGATGTTTCTGATGGGATCAGAAATCAGATAAGCGTCGGCACTGGAATAAAACAACTCAAACGAGACGGTGAAATTGATGGGGTACCAGTATTTAGAGCCACTAAATGGCAGCCGTTTGAAATCTCTCTAGTATCACTAGCAGCAGATCAGAACGGAAGAATCTACAGGAGTGTCGATTTACCTAGTATTTCAGAATCCACTAATAATCTGAAATTACAAACTATTACAACGGAGAAAACTAAGATGGAAGAACAAAAGATGGATGTGCAGGTTATTCGTGAAGAAGCGAATAAGGAAGCACAAGCCAGAATATCTGGCATTATGCAGATTAAAAGACAATTTGCACCCCAGTATGATTTCGTTGCTGATGCAGCAGACGATTTTATTGCTAGAGGAAAGACAGTAGCTGATTTCAAAGACTATGTTCTAGAAGCTATTTCTAAGCATCAACCTACTATTCAGACAGCACAGTCTGCTGAGATTGGTATGTCAAAGAAAGAGGTTCAGAAATATAGCATAGTTCGCGGTATCAATGCTATGCTAACAGGCGACTGGAGAAATGCTGGCTTAGAGCAAGAAGCAAGCTGGACAGCAACTAGATTCTACGGCAAGACTCCTAGCAAGAACAGCATAATGCTACCCTACGACATTCT